ATCGGCCATCGCGCACCCCTTGCATGCACATGAGCTCGAGCGCGTCGCGCGCGCCGTCCACGTTGATGGGCGGCGCCACGATCTCGTGCGCCTGGCCGCGCCAGAGCACGCGCATGGTTTCTGCCACGTCGGCGCGGTGGCGAATGGTGAACTTGACCGAGAGCTCGCCCTGCAGCTGGCCGGCGGCGAAGAACTCGCGGCCGCGCAGCGGCTCGGCCTTGGCCCACACGGTGGCCACGGTAGCCCAGGTGGTGAGCGGCTGGCCCAGGGCATCGACGCCGGCGCTGCGCTGCTCGATGGTGATGCGCTCGCGCAGATCGCCCGCGCGAATTCGGCCTGCGGCGCGCATGGCTCAGAGCTTGAACTGCCGGTATGGGTCGAGCGCGGCGTCGACGTACCGGTTGGGAATTTCGGCCACTTTGCCGTCGAGCACCATGGCCTCGCGCTGGGCGTACAGAAACGCGGTGGTCACAAGCATCCAGCCGCGGATGCCGGGCGGCACCTTGTTCTGCGCGTCGTACCCCACCACGTAGCGGATGGTCACGGCGTTGGCCTGCTCGCGGGTGGATGGCCACTCGGTATCCACCGCTGGCAGCAGCCAGAACGGCCAGACGGTCTCGTCGACCATGTAGGAGGCGCCAGCCAAAGTCTGCGTGGTGCCTGCCGTGTCGACGTATTGCACCTGGCTGACCAGCAGCGGGCAGGCAACGGCGCCGGGGCCAGTGTGGTGCTTGTTCCACGCGGGCAGCACCTCGAAGCCGGTGTCGGCCTCGCTCGGCAGCGGAAAGCGGTCAAGCGTCTGCTCGAGCGTGCGCTGCATGATGGCGGCGCCCATGTACTGCTCGGCCCGCTCGCGCGCGGCGGCGATAAGCATGGGCCACAGCACGGCGTCGTTTTCGGTGCCGTCGTCGGCGGCGTTGGCCTTGGCCTCGGCCACTGTGACGGGCTCGAGCGTGGCGGCGGTGATGAGGCGGATGCCCATGGGTGGTTACGTCCTGCGGCCCGTGCTGAGGTTGCTGCGATGTGCGGTGCTGATGTTCCTGCGGCCGCCGGCGCTCGGCAGCAGCGGTGCGCCACGGCGCCCGGCGGCCGCGAACACGCGCACCTCGATCGCTTGCGCCATGTCGAACTCAACCGCTTGCTGCACGATCTGCGCGCCGGGTGGCGTGACGTCGAACGCCGTGTCGACCTCGGCCACCTGCACGATGCCGGAGCGCAGCAGCGCAGCGACCGCGAATGCGCTGTCGACTTCGATTGCCTGCCCGAGGGCGCCCTGCAAGAGGCGCGCGATCGGCTGCGCAACATCAGTCTCGACAGCCTGTATCGCGCCGACCCGCAGACTGATGCCTTGCGCCAGATTGGTCTCGGAGGCCTGCGCGACAGCGCGCGCTTGCTCACCGTTGACCGCCTGTGCGGCGTCGGACTCGTTGACTTGGCCGACCGCTCGTATCTGCTGCGCGGCGATCGCTTGCGCCGTGTCGGTTTCGACCACCTGCGCCACCACGCCGGCCGGCGGCACGAAGGTGATGGCCTGCGCGGCATCTGTTTCGCTGGCCTGTGCGACGAGCCCAACGTGCTGCGCGGCCACGGCTTGCGCGGTGTCGGTCTCCACGACCTGCGCCACCTGCAGCGCGCGCTGGACGGTGATAGCTTGCGCGGTGTCTGTCTCTTCGACTTGGCCGACCGCTCGTATCTGCTGCGCGGCGATCGCTTGCGCCGTGTCGGTTTCGACCACCTGCGCCACCACGCCGGCCGGCGGCACGAAGGTGATGGCCTGCGCCGTGTCTGTTTCGCTGGCCTGCGCGACGGCGAGCACGTGGCTTGCGGCAATTGTCTGCGCGAGGTCTGTCTCGGAGGCCTGCGCAATTGTGCCTGCAAGGACGCCGCCGACCGTTTGCGCAGTGTCGGTTTCCGTGACTTGACCGATCGTGCTTGCCAGCGCGGGGGTGATGGCCTGCGCGACTTCCGTACTGGTCGCCTGGCCTAGGGCGCGGACTTGGCGCGCGGTGATTGCCTGCGAGACATCGGTCTCGGTCGTTTGGCCGACCGCGATCGGGCCTCCAGCGGTGTCAGATCCGCGCAGGAACAGGTACGAAGGTGCCGCACCTATTGGGCCGTGAGGGTAGACGCGCGGCCCGGTGCCGTAGGTGGCGCCACTGCTGGCAGGTCGAAAAGCCGCCCATGCCATGACCATGCCAGGCAATGCCGAGTTGGCCGGCACATCAATGTCATAGTCCTCTGCGGACGCGGTACTCTGGACACGATAGTGCAGTACGTTGGCCTCGTCCGGGCTGCCGTCGATGCCTCCGAACGCGAGTGTCCACCCGTCTGCGTCGTCGGCCGCAGTGTGGACGTTTGCGCCTGCGTCAAGAAACGCATGGCCGAGCAGGAAGCATCCGTCCACGCTCGGAGTACGTGCCACCGTCGCCGGATTCCAGTCGGAGAACCCGTCAGGGTTGAGCCCACCCCAGACCGCCGCAACGTCGAACGCGCCGATGCCGGATACCTCAACGGCGTAAATGTGCGCGTAGCCCTCGCCGCCGCCACTGATCGACACAGTGAAGGTCGTCGGCGCATTCGTGATGTTAGCGGCCCACGCAATTGCGCTGGTCTGCTCATAGATGAGCTCTGATACCTGGCAGACCGGATAGTATTGATTCCCCTGGTTGTCCGTGATCGACGTGACTTCCTCGCCGGACGTGGTCTCGTGGTTAAACGCGATCACGACCGCGTTGCCGCTGCCAACGGCGCTCAGCGTGGCTTCCATCGAGGTCACGCCGCCGCCAGGGTACTGCGTCCGGTCGCCCTGCACGTATCCCACCGTGCCCTGCGGCCCGCCGGACGGCATTGTCACAGCGGCAAAGCTGATGATCTGAGTGCCGCCAGCGTCGCCACCCAATGTCGCCTGATTGAGCGAGACGTTGTTGGTGGCCGCCGCCGTGCCTTGCAGCTGGTACGCAATAGCGAGCGATTGATCGCTGCCGGTTGTGTTTCGATACTGCGCCGACAGGCCGCTCTGCGTCCAATTGGTCCCGCTGAGTGAATCCCACGTGTTGTCGTCTGCCGTGCTCCAGACAGCAAGGGTTACGGTGTCATCCCTGCGCGGTGTCAGGCCTGTGATCGTCTTCGTGAACGGCGTCGAGCCGGCTGTGAACGTGCCGCGCAAAGGCCCGTTGCACACCACCCAATGATCGGCGGCGGAGTCTGGACGAAACACCATCGCGACCGCCGTGAGGGCGAGCGTGCCCTGCGGCGTCTGCGACGAGTCGTAGTTGGAGAACGATGGGTCAGCCGTCCATGTACCGTTGAACCTGCACCAGAAAATACGGCAATGATGGCTCGCCGTCGATACTCCGCGCGTGTTGTTCCACAGTTGTCCGCCGGTCTCTGTGTTCCACGTCTGTTCGTTGGTCCCGGTGTCCGCGAGGTTGCGGTACTGAATGACTACGACGACCAGGTCTCCCGCCTGCGCACTGGCCAGCGCCCCGGTGTCTTTGTCAATCGTGACCGTCGGTCCAGCATTCGCCGCGGCCGCGTCATCGGCAGGAATAGACGTCGCGGAAATGAATGTCGGTGCCGTCATGTAAGCCCACGCCTGTGCGGCCGACGCCGCCAGTTAACGACGATCAGATCAGCGCCTTCGTCCACTCGAGCGACATGTAGTCGATCTGCCCGAGCGCCGTGGCAGTCGTGCCGGAGTTGGTCAGGATCATCCCGTGGCCAGTCTCGCGACCGGCTGTCGTCGGGATGTTCGCGGAGTTGGTCTGCGTGCCGAGTTGGTTGCCGCCGTCGTCGAGCACAGTGAATGTCACGTTAGCCGCGGCACGATCCACAGTGATGCGCAGGCGATACCACGTGCTGGCCGACATCGTGGCGATGGTTGCGCTCGTGGTGCGCGTGGAGTTGTTCGATGTCTTGCCGACCAGGGCGCCGGAGCCGGTGAACTCGAAGTAAGCGCCGTCGGTGCAGTCTGTGCTGGTGCCGGTGTCGATGAAGCCGAGCCGGCCGGTCGTGTTGGTGAAGGCAGCGGGCGCGCGGAACCGGTGTTCTGAAACCTCACCGCCTTGCAGCAGGATTGCATCCACGGAGGTACGGATGTAGGCCCCTGAGTTGGCTGTCGTGCTGGACGAAATTTGCAGGATGCCCAGGTGGTTAGCCAGCGACGCGATCTTGGCCTGAGTGCCCGAGCTGATCACCGCCAGATCCCAGATCGCGTAGCTCGACTCGCCCGTGTCTGCAGTGGCGCCACCGAGGAACTCGGCCTCATACTTCGGCTGCAGACTGCTGTTGCGTTCGCCGGAGTGCGAAACGACCCGCCACCTCGTCGCCGCACCGTCGTACCGCAGCCGCGCGATATCGTTCGGGAACAGCACCAAGTCGCGCTGCGCTGCCAGCCTGTTGGCGGCCGACGAGGTCGTGTCGCCCTCGTGGTTGACGATGATGATGCCGTCTTCGGCGGTGTTGACGTTGTGCAGCTCGATCTCGCGCCCGTCGTACCCGCCGCCGATGCCGGTGATCCTGCGTGCCTGGTCGCTGGTCAGGCGCCAGATGTCCGCATCGACCGCGCCAGTGGGTGCGTAGTCGTTCTGATTCGCCGTGATCTGCGCCGGCGACAGGGTGCCATACTCGAAACTGGTGATGGCCACCCACTTGGTGCCGGCACTGAACGTCACTGCGGTGAGGGCGCCGGAGCTCCCCTGCAGCGGTGTGGTGCGGGTCAGTGTGTTGGTGGCGCTGTACGTGCCGAAGCCGTCTTCCCACTCGCCGGTCGCATTGCCGTTCGCGTCGACGCCCCAGATGCGATAGCGCACGGTGTCGTTGACCGAGCAGACAGAGGCGAACGTTCTGAATCCCGCCACCGCCGTGCCGGCGAGGGTGAGTGCGCCGGTGCCGGTGGTGGTGGAAGTTTCGAGAACGCTGCGCTGGCGGACGTGGGCCATCAGCTCGCCCGATAGAAGCCCGCCGCCGCGATCTGCGCCACGATGTCGGTGCCGCTGGGCGTGACCGCGAAGTCGTGCCACGTCATTGGCACGACGTTGCTGTCGGTGCCGGCCGTGCTGTCGGCGTCGTACGCGATGCACAGATCAGTCCATGTGCTGCCTGCCGCCACCGAAGTCCACGTCTGGTCCGGGATGTCGAGGTCGACGCGGTCGTTGGCATCGTCCGGCGCAAACGCCACGAGATCGGCGTCGGTGAGGGTCTTGCGGGCGTACCCGCTGTTCGTCACCTCTGCCGTGTTGGCGTCGGCTTCGATGGCGGCGACGGTGTCGAGGTCTTTGATGGTTGCATCGGTGGCGCTCGTGTTGAACGCGATCACCAGCAGCACGGCGTTGGCCCCATCATTGGTGTCGACGCGGTTGTAGAGCTCGGCCACGCGGCCCAGCGCAATGTTCATCACCAGGTTCGCCATATCACGCTCCCGCCTTGTGCTTGTTGTGCTGGTCTGCGTCGAGCACGCAGTCGAATTGCAGCGACAGCCGGTAGTCGCTGCCGGCCTTGCCGTGAGCCAGCAGCCACGCCACCACCTCGGGCCTCGCTTCTTCGGTGATGCCGTAGCGCTCGACCAGGCGCCAGGCAGCCGGCGTCACGGGAATCGACTCCCCGCTGCTGCGGCAGTAGTAGCCCGGCCGGCCCTTGATGTGGTAGCGCAGCGGCTCGGCATCGGTTTTCATCAACAACTGGTTGCCGCTGATGCTGAGCCAACCCTGCGCGACTCCGGCCGCGACCAGGCGGCAGGAAAAGTTCTGCTCCGGCGTGCTGCCGGAGTGAATGACGCGCACATGACTGCACGCGCCATCGGTGTACTGACGTTGAAGTTTCATCGTGCGTGTCCGATTTGATGAAGTGGGTCCGCGGCCGTTGTCGGCCGCGGACGAGAGCCGCTTTCGCGACTCAGGAAGAGGCGGTCTTGCGCGTGGCGCGCTTTGCCACGGGCGGTGGATCAGCATCAACAACCACCGCAGCCCCCTCGGCCACTGCTCGCTCGGCAAGCTCGAGCGGCATATCCTCGGGTATGCGGTAGTCGCCAGTGCTGATCAGCGTCCGGGCATCGGGGCGCCAGTTCTTTTCTGCAAAACGGATCACCCGGATCATGATCACGTCGTGGTGGTCTTGATGAACTTGATGGCGTTGTTGTTCAGCACGATGCCGCCTTCGCGGCGCCGAACGTAGAACTTCACGAAGCCGATGTTCGTCACGTTGTCGCGCGTGATCCGCAGGCCAACGCGGTCAGCGATGACATAGCCACGCTTGAAGTTGCCGTAGGCGATCGGGTGGGCGTTGTTGGCGATGGAAGCCATCTGCTCCCACACCGACACCGGCTTGCCGAGCAGCGTGTCTGGCTGTCCGACAATGAGGCTCGGCTGCCACAGATACTGACCGTTCGTGTCCTTCAGCTTGCGCACGGCGCCGGCGGTGGTGCTGTTCATCGCCCACACCGAGCCCATCTGGTACGCGCTGTTGAGCTTGTACTGCGTGTCGATCAGGCGATCGGGCAAGAGCGCCAGACCGGCGTCGACGTTGGC